ACCGATCCACCAGGAGAATCCGTCAGAACCAATCTGATGTATGGGATACAGTGATGATAAAGATTGATCCATCTTTTAATAACTCCTACTCTTATTTAACCTTAGAGTCATATTCTTTAATACCCATGGTGTCACGAATGAGTTCCAAGTTAGTAAAGAACTGAGGTTCTCCACTGTCAACAATGAATGCAAAGTTGTGAGACAATGCAGCAATCAAGTAGGTGCCACTTGCCTCCTCATCATATGGTTGCTCCTCTCTTAGTTTCTCTGCTACCATGTTGGGTAGCATGATCTTGATCTTATCTCCTACCTTCAGGTCTGAGTTGCCAGCGATCTCAATCTGAACCTTGTGAGTATCCATCAAGTATCTTCTGCCGATAGACTGTGCAGTATAATATTTTGCATAGTCTGGGAACTGTGCATCACCACCCTCTTCTGGGTTGGCAATATCTTCTCCGCTATACCATGCCTCATGGTCTAGCAGGATGCTCATCACTCTACTAGGTCTCTTTGCTAGTTCTTTTTGATACTTTGCTAGTGTTGTCTGACTACCAAGGTGTGACATGTTATTGAATGTCTTTGCCATATCATAAGTATACTCTTCATACTTTTGAGAAGAGAGATCAAAGTAACACATGTGTGTAGAGTAGATTCCGTTGTTCAACTTCTCAGACATGTCAATGTCACCATCAAATGCATAGTTCTCAATGTTATAGAATACTTGATCAGGTTTCATACCAACAGATGGACGTGAGTAATATGTTTCTACTGGTCCAGTGCCACCGAAAGAATCTGTGCCATCGGAGCACAGTCTGTCCATAGATTGAAAGACAAATCCATCTTTGTTCTCAAAGAATAGATAACCTGCTGTGCCTGATGACTTCTGAACATTGTTACCACCTAGTTCTGATTCACTCTTTGTGCCCTCGGTGCTAGCACCTTTGTTAAACTTGGTTGACTTTGATACAGTCTTATACATCAGTGACTGAACCAATGCATGACACTTCTTACCATTAGGGAAGACACTCATCTTGAATTGAGATTCTTCTGCAAACAATTCCTTGTCAGTCTTCAATACATTCTTGAGAATGTCTGAAACGATTGCCTCTGGGTTTGCTTTGTATTTCTCTGTAACTCTAGCAGTATCATTCTCTAGTCCTTCCTTAGATGTAAGCACCAGAGTATAGTATTGCATGTTCCTTTCAACAGATCTGTTCACGATCTTTTGAACACGTAGGTTATATTCTACCGCTTCACCCTTTACATTCTTTAGTTTGACAGTGACTTCCTCTCCACCTTGGATAGGTAAGTTACCAATAAAGTTTTGTCCACTGTCAACCATCAGCATGTTTGCTGTAACAAATGGTTGATAGATGTCCTCATAGTAAGAGAACATTCCAACTGCTTTGGTGACATCATACTGAATGCCATCAACGTCAGCGATGACTACCTTCTGAGGTTCAAATTTCTTGACTGAGTTTGACATTATGGATTACCTCCCGTCAATGATGTTGATGCGTTAGGGTTTCTCACTGGGAGATTAGCACCACCATTGCCTGTATTGTCAGGTTTTGCTGGTGGTGTTGTTGGTGCTGGTGCGGGAAGAACAATAGGTTCTAATGTTCTTGGTTGAGTGGATCGTGGAGTTGCTGATGCAGGTTGAGGTGTAGCAGCAGTTGCTACTGCTGTTGGTGTTGTTGGAGTGACAGGTGTCTGTGGTGCTGTTGGTGTTAGTGTTCCACCTACACTAAACATTGATGATGCAAAGGGAGCACCATCAACAGGACCAGACGATGCATTAGGATAGTATTCAAAGTGTAGGTGCGGACCAGTAGAAGGACCAGCGCCTGGTGTTCCAGGTTGACCTCCAGTCTCACCTAGTAATGATCCAGGCATAACCTGTTCACCTTGAGACACTGCAACCTTACTCATGTGTAGGTAACGACCTTCAGTTCCATCATCATGGATGACATGAACTTCTCCGTTGTTGCCCATAGCAGGAGCAACAATCTTGGCAACCTTTCCAGGTTTTTTAGTTGAAAGTTTAGTTCCTTGTGGTGTGCCGTAGTCAACACCCAGGTGATTGGTAGATCCAACACCTCCAGGTGATGCACGTAGACCGAAACCAGATGTGATTTGATATCCATCAATAGAACCAGCACCTGTTACAGTTCCACCAGTCATTGTGGATCCAGGTGTGACTCCAGGTGTTGTGCCACCAGTTCTACTACCACCTTTCTGTCCATCCTTCAATGCTTTTTCTGGTGCTCTTAGTCCTGCTGCCATTGCGGGACCTGCACCAAAGAATGCACTGATTAAATTAGCAGGTAGTCCAAAGACTGTCGCAGCAGGAACAAACATTCTCTGCAGCACTGGACGGAACAGTTTAGATACACCACCTAAGTTGTTGACTACATTGCCAACCGTTGACATGAGCAGAGCACCTGCTGCCATGGTAGGTAGTTGCATCACCTTAGCAAAAGGATCTGCTTTCTTTACGTTATCTTGATTAGACTTGACTGCCTCAGTCAGTTTGTTTTGTGGTATAACTGCCTGATCAGATGGACCACTGATTGATGTTGGATTGTCTACGATACCACCTGATGCCAACTTTCTAGGCAGCACTCTAGACACCATGCGTGGTGCGAACCCAGCAATACCTCTACCACCTCTTGCTCTTGCCCATGGTGATCTGGATCCCATCGGTTGTGGTCCGATAGGATTGGTATACATCCTACCTTTGGACATGCGTGGCATTCTATTCCTGCCACCACCTCGTCTGCCTCCCCCACGTCTACCGCCACCAAGACCTAGGAGATCCATTCCGAAGTCTAGTAGACCTCCTAGAAGACCACCACCAGATCCACCTTCACGAAGATTATCAATACCAGTGCTACCAGCAGTTCTGTTTCTTCCTTCTGCGTTTGCTTCTGCTTGTGCTTGCTTAGCATCTGCTGCTGCCTGACGCTGCTGCTCCAGTGCCTGTCTAGCAACTGCAACCTTCTCTTCCTCTGTCTTATTATTCTTGGAGAAGAACCTACGAATGATACTCTGGTTCTTACTTAAATTTACTACTGCTGCTGGTGTTTGATCTCTTTGCTCGACAGATTTTAAGTCATCGACTTTTTTAGAGAGGAGACTAATCTTCTCAATGATACCAGTAGCAAATGATCCTAGGACACCGCCATCTTGAACTGTTTTTGGTGCCTCAGGTGCAGGAGCAGGTGCAGGCATCCTACCTGTAGGTTGTGCCCTGAGTAATGCCTCGAATCTTTTCTTCTTATCAAGTGCAGGATCATTTTCATCAGCAGGATTCATCTGGAAGAACCCTGTGGTTCTTCTTCTCAGATCTCCACCAAACTCAGTGCCGAGTGCTTTCTTTGCAATGAAACCAAACTTCTGAGACTGTAGATCTTTTAGTCTCTGCTTCTCTTCGTCTGTCTTATCTTCTTTGTTGTTTAGTTCCTCGATCTCTTGATCTCGACGACGCCTAGCGCCTGCTGCCATCGTGAGAGCACTACCAATCTTCTCGCCAATAGCACCAGCGAGGTTTCCATATTGGGGTGCTTCGTAACTCTCGGTGCCTGCTGCCATGCTCGACTTTTTCTATGATTTTTTGGCGGGAAAAATTTTTCTCAATTTATGTAATCGTATAGTGAATTTGGTTTCACCTATGTATTTATCAGTTAGTCTGCAACCTTGCTGCCTTTAGATCATCAAGAGTTGTTCTCTGTCCTGTCTTGTCGTAATAGAACTTGGCGATCCCTTCACCAGTGTCAACATTTTTCTGGTATCCAATAGCGGTAGACGATCCTTGATAGATGATAGGTTGGATAGTAATCACATCGAATGGATCATTGTCATCCATTGCCTGTAGGTTAGCAGGCAGTGGTGCCATCGCACCTGGGACAGGTCCAGGTGGCGTCATGGTGCTTTGATCTGTGCTGCCAGGTGCAGGTGGTGGTGTCACTCCCAGTGGTCCAGGGTTGCTAGGATCATGACCGCCATTAGCATCAGCATCAGCAGGTGGCGTAGCAGGTGCAGATGGAGGAGTTGGTGCAGCGTCAGGCATGTCTGCACTCAGACCCATTGCATTGATCTGTGACTGATATACTTGAGGAGTATACTTTGCTTGGATAGATTCAGCTGGTCTTTCCCAATACTTCATCCAATCATATGCAGCGTCACCTGCTGAAGTGAACTGAGTAGACAAATATCTAGGACCATGATCTTCACCGAGAGCATAGTCAATCTGTCCCTGCCAGTTTGTTTGCCAGTCAGGAACTGCTGCCATCATTCTCTCTGCTCTACCTGCATTCCACTGGAACAAACCAAACGAACCAGCACCAGGATCATTAGGATTGTGTGCTCCTAACTTAAATCCAGACTCACGCATGATGTTGACAGTGATGCCCTTAGCATGAACTTCACTGACACCCTTAGACAATAGGTATTTGTAGACAGCACCAGCAGTTGTTCTTCCTTCTCCACCACCCATGTTGATGCCAGGTGCTGGACCACCAGCAGCACTGCTACCTGTCATTGTGCTCTGTGCATCTACACCCTGAGAACCACCACCCGTTCCAGGAATGTTGATGCCTACCTTCTGACCCACAGACTTGACAGCATCAACTCCTTTACCAACAACATCGGAGACATTAAAGCTTGCAATACCAAATAATCTTTCTAGTGTTCCAATCTCCTGCTGGATGTATGGTTTGACTGGACCAGAGATTAGATCAGTCACATTCTGTGTGATTCCTAGGATGAATGGTAGTGCAGACAGTGGTTGATTACTTACTTGTGCAACCTGCTCGACTACCTTCCTACCAGTTGTAGAACTGAGACTAAAGATAGATTCTGGTCCTGCTTCACCTGCAATGACACCACCTGATGCTAGTTTTTCTGGAGGTGCATCAGGTAAACCAAGACCACCAGACTGATCAGCAAACGATGATGGTGCTCCAGACTCTGCTGCTTGTGGATCTCCTGTTGGTTCTGCTGGTGCTCCACCAGTGACAGCATCATAGATAGCACCACCAACTAGGTCACCAAGGATACCACCAGCGATAGTGCCGACACCAGGGATAGGAATCAATGAACCTAACGCACCACCAAGTGTAGCACCGATTGCTTTCGCTGCTGCTCTGCCTACTGGTTCTCCCATTGCAAGAGACACAACGAAGTCGATCAGTCCACCAACAATAGGAATGCGTTTGAATACAGGACGCAAGAAACCTAGCACTGCTTTAGGTGCCAGTGCTGTTGCTGCTTTAGTTGCTACTGCTTGAGCACCCTTTACTAGGACACTCTTTGCTGCTTTCTTGCCACCAAGTCGTAGTGCTGTTCGTTTGACAACTCTTCCGATGCCACGTCTACCTACTCTAGCACCCTTACCTAACCAACTACCACCATCCAATAAATCTAGACCGAAGTCTAAAAAGTTCATGAGTGGATTGCCACCACCCTCATCCTGTCTTGGTTCCTCATCATCATCACGACGATTATCAATTGCCTCCAGTGAAGGCATAGCAATTCTTTCTTCAGCAGTATCTTCTGTCTGTGCTATCTGTGCATCAGTTGCCTGCTCTCTCGCAAGTTGAATACTTTCTTGCTGAACTTCAATAGATTTCTTCTTGAGATCATTGTTCTCTTCGATCTCTTCAAGGACTTCGTTTGTTTCAGTCTGTTGTATCTCGTTCGCAACCTGAGATTGTTCTACTTTATTTTTCTTGATTGCAATCAGCTGATCAAACTGTGCTGCTAATGCATCAAATGCACCAGCAATACCTGTCCTTTGTGGTCCTTGAACTGGAGGAGGGAGTGGTCCCTGCTC